GGTAAGTTTACTGAAGGGTTAATGACAGCAGTAATTGCTGGTCCTAACAACGGTATGCGCTTTACTACCAGCATACGTGTGCAGGGTAATCAGATAGGCAGACAACGCCAGATACTCTTTGATTACTGGGCAGATAAACTTAAGACAGACTGGATACTATGGGTAGATTCAGACATAGTTCTAAGTCTTGAGGCTATCCAGAAACTCTGGCAGACAGCCGATAAGATTAATAGGCCAGTAGTCAGCGGTGTTTACTTTATATCCAAGGAGAACGAGGGCAGTCTTATGCGCCCGTTCCCAGTTCTATTTGATGATGTAGATGAGTTTCAAGTCCGCTATCACCACCCATTACCTGACAACCAAGTAATCAAGGTTGACTGTGCAGGGTTTGGCTTTGTTCTAATGCACAAGTCTATTATTCCTAAACTGCGTGAAGCACACCCTGGTAAGGGTATGTTTATGGAGACTGGTGATGGTAAAGATGAGCATTTTGTCGGCGAAGATATTATCTTCTTCCGCCGTATGAAGGCAGCAGGGATACCACTACACGCCCATACTGGAGCACTGGTAAAGCATATGAAACGCTTTAGCGTTGACTATGACTACTATGCATTGTATTGGGCTAACGAACATTTAAAGACAAAACTTAAGGAACAAGAAAGTGCTTGAGTTTCCTAACTGGTTTGAAATGACAGCCCAGAAAAACTTTGCAGACTTACTACTTAGACTATCTGATAAACCAGACTTAAAGTTCCTGCAACTAGGAGCCTTTACTGGTGATGCTAGTCTCTGGTTGCTTAACAATGTCCTTACCCAAGAAGGCTCTCATCTAACAGATGTGGATACCTGGCTTGGCTCTGATGAGAAAGCCCATCACGAGATGGACTTTAATCAGGTTGAGCAAGTTTATGACCAGAAGTTAAAGTCCTATACGAATGTGACTAAGTACAAAGGTAGAACCTTAGACTTTTTAACTACTGCAACACGGGACTATTATGATTTTATTTATGTAGATGCCGACCATACTGCCATAGGTGTTCTGCTAGATGCAGAACTGTCTTGGCTGTGTCTTAAGTCAGGCGGAGTATTAGCCTTTGATGACTATGAGTGGAGCGATGGGACAGGCGATGCTTATCGCCCGATGCCTGGTATCAATTCATTTCTTGAAAGACACAAAGATGAGTTAACTCTTATCTGTAAAAACTGGCAGTTATGGGTAGTAAAAAAATAAAAGGAGAATAAGTGGCTGGTCGTGATATTACAGAAGGTCGTGCTGAACGTGCGATTGCTGTTGATGTTGGTGTAGTTGCTACTGATGCTATCTGGCAGAATACTGATATAGCTTATGATGTTGCTATCGGTGGTATGCCATTCATCTATGCCATCAATGATGAAAACCCCTATGTCCGCCAGACTGCTCCTTACAGAAAAGAACAATTCGATAATCAACCTGAGCCTGGTGAGCAGACGCTCACTGGTTGGTGGATTAGAAGCCAGTCTTCCTTTCACGAGGGGGCTGGCATTACTTTTTATGACCCAGCACTTATCCCTGGTGAGGGCACATCTCGTTTTGCAGATAGCCAAGGGGTAAATGTCTGGACAGAAGGTGAAGTAACCCTTCTAAATGACACAATAGAAACCTATTCGACTAGCAGTACTCCTGTAGTTATAGGCACAAATGATGGCACTAATGACTGCATTGTATTTAGTGATGGTATTGCCCTTAAAAAAATTACTATGGCAGTGGATACACCTACTACTAGTACATACACTGTATCTCCAGCGCAGACTACAGATACTTTTGTAAGTATAACTACAGATGGAACTAGATACTTTGCTGCTTGCAGTAGCGGTATCTATGTCGGTGTCACTAGTGCTACTACATCTAGCGGAGTTATTAACGCAGTAGGTACTAATGATGTGATTGTAAAGTTTGTTAAGCAACGTTTGATGGCTGGTGTAGCAAATGGTATCTATGAACTTAACCCTAATACAACTCCTTCTACTACCCTTCCAGGCACAGCGCTACCTACTGTTATCTTTTCTCATCCTTCTAGTACCTGGGTATGGACCAGTATCTGTGAAGGACCTAATGCTATTTACTATGCTGGCAAGAACCGCACTAATAGTTCTATCTTTAAGATTGGCTTGACTACAGGGACAACTGCTTTAGGTTTTCCTAACTTGGCTACGCCTACTGAGATAGCGCAGTTCCCCGTCACTGAGATAGTCAATGCTATAGATGTATACCTTGGTACCTATATGGTTATCTGCACTAGCAAAGGCGTTAGAGTCGCAGCAGTCCAAGATGATGGCAGTATTAAGTATGGCCCTATAATTATTGAAGGTGACTTCAAAGGCATAGCATTCAGAGATAGATTTGCTTATGTATCAGGGCTGGTTGGTACTGAGGCAGGACTGTATCGTATTGATTTATCTGTAGAATTAGGGGCATTACTCTTTCCGTTTGCTAAAGATTTAGTTGCTACCAATACTACATCTACTGCTGCAAGCATAGCTTTCCTAGGCTCTAGCGATAGGGTGGCTTTTGCTGTAACAGGTGATGGTATCTGGATAGAAAAAGATACAGAAAAAGTAACTAGTGGTTTTATAAAAACAGGATTCATTAGGTACAACACACTAGAACCTAAAAACTTTAAGCGTCTAATAGGCCGTGGTGTATTTACCTTCGGCTCTCTATCTCTACAGACAGTAGACTCAGACGGCTCAATATATGATGTAGTCAGCTATGACTCATCAGTTCTACCAGTAGAAGTAACTACCAGCCAACCAGCTGGTGCTCAAGAATTCATAGCCTATAGATTTCTTTTAACTAGAGATGCAACAGATAGCAGTAAAGGTCCTACCTTCAAGGGGTATCAGGCTAAGGCTACAATCGCTACACCTAGACAGCGAGTAATTAGATTTCCCGTCTTTTGTTTTGATGTGGAGACAGACAAGTACAATGTTATGGTAGGCTATGAAGGCCGAGCCCAAGACCGAATTGATACCCTAGAAAGTATCGAAGAAGGTGGCGACATTGTTACTTGGCAAGACTTAACCACTGGCGAATCTCGTCAGGTTTCTATAGAACAAATCACATTTACTCGCATGACCCCACCAGATAGAGGATTCACTGGCTATGGTGGCATGCTTACTATGACTGTAAGGACTGTGTAATGACACCTACCGAATGGGCTGGCCTAGCCGTAGCCGTATTTACTTTGATTGCTGGATTTGCTGGCGCTGTGCGCTGGATGGTCAAGCATTATCTATATGAACTACGCCCTAATGGTGGCTCAAGCCTTAAAGACAAGGTAGATGGGCTAGAGAAGCAGATAGATTTACTTACCGAGTTTGTAAAAGAAGCACTGAGGAAGTAGTGCCAGAGTTAAATGCAAATATCCCCCCGATAGATTGCTTTGTACGTGGTAACTTCCTGCGTAACCAGAAGGATAGCCACGATTTGTATTTTCCTTGTGTGATATTTGGAGTTAGTTCTGTACAGAACAGAAGCCCACTATTTCACTTTATGATGGAGGATGGTGGCCTATGGTGGCGTATGCCCATCAATGCTTTCTGTAATAAGCCAGGCGTGCCAGAGGTAGACCTACATAATCTAGTGCTTTGGAATTCTTTTAGCCCATACATAACAGCCACCAAGTTTGCTAACCTGACTAATCTAAGTCTGCATTACACAGATAGAAATAGAAATAAAATTAATGGCAAGTATCTCTTTACCCTTGACTGGCATAACCCTGACTCTAATAGGCTAGATGATGGCTACTCAGAGACACCTGATGAGCACAAGTGTGGGCACGTTATAGAGCGTGAAGATGGCAACTATGCTATCCAACCTAACAATAGAACCTTCGTCTTCGAGCCATCATATACAACCAAGTATGGTGACCCACTCATCCACAGAATAATTAATGACCGCAAATGGGATGTGGAAGATAAGAAGAAGTGGGTAACTGAAGATACAGATGCTTTCCACTACGACATAGAAACTAAGAAAGAAAATGAATGAAACCTGTAGTCAAAGTAGCGTCACCTGCTGCTATTGCTGTGCTCCGTCAGGCGACAGCGTTGTATCCGAAGCGCAAGAAACTGTCAGACGGATTGTTGCCTTCGTTAGCGCATCAGAAAGCCAGCCCGAATTCGGACCACAATACTGGGCTAGCAGTAGATTTGACCCACGACCCTAAGAGGGGTATTGATTGTGCAATCATTTTTGAAAAACTTAAAGAAGATGAGAGGATTAATTACCTTATC